AAATATATCTTCTAGGTCCTGACTTATAATTTCTTTTTTCATTTCTTGCCAAAGACCAAATGTAACTTCAGCATCACGTTCTGCGTATGCACCTGCATGCATAGCAGGAAGTTTATACATTTCTGATTTAGGATCTATGCCCCATTCAGATGCAGCTTCTGCTAACGCTGCTTCGTTCTTACCGTAACCAAGGTAGTGCCACGATAAACTATTGAGATCATAACGAAATCTATTCTCATCAGTAACAGCCGCAGCAATCATTGTGCACGCTATATCACCATTGATTTTAAAACCCATGGCACGTAGCCAACACACATCATACATTGCATTGTGAAAAATTTTTGTTGATGGTGCATCTAGTATATCTTTTAACCAAGACAAAACTCGAGTCTTATCCATGTTACCACCACCTTCGTGTGCAATAGGAAAGTATCCTTTGAAATGTTTTGTAGCTACAGCAATACCAATGACTTCACCATTACCTATAACAGAACCAGATCCTCTTTTAAGTAAATCAGGATCTTTTGTTTCCAAGTCAATTGCAATCTCGTCAACCTGACGTAGGTCTGGAAACTCTGTAGGTTTTACCCATTCAGTCTGTGCTTCAAACTTAGGAATTTTCATTATAGTCTCGCTCTAATATCATTTCTAAAAAGTGCATTGCTTTCAATATATCTTGCTTCTTTCCTTTATCACGGTGTCTGATAATATATTTTATAGCACAACCCTCAGGATATAACAACTCATTCTCTACTACAAACTTACTAGGCTGTATCTTATATTTTTGATAATGAGATCCTCCGTGTTGCTTATCCCAAACTTTCGATGTCATAACCTCTATCCTCCTTCCTTGCTGCCATGATATATAAATTTTGTTTAGTACGTGTTACACCAACATACCAAACTCTATTTTCCTCATCAGCTTTGTCTTCGTTTTTTTCTGCAGATTCTCTAATGGTTTTTGTATTATCTAAAATTAACAATACATTTTCTGCTTCACCACCTTTTGCTGCATGCATTGTAGACAATTTTACTCTAGCATCTTTTGATAATTTTTCTCCGTAACTTAACATCTCACGTATGTATAGGCACTCTTCATAATCTACCACAAATACATCAAACCAGTTTACAGTTTTATCGTATGTTAGTTCTGTAAGATCATACATTTTTTCTTCTGTTGGTTTTAAACTCATACCCGTACATTCCAATATATCTTTTACTTCAGATAAAGATAGTAGTTCACCTTTTTGCCATCTTGTGTAATTTAAAATGCTTCGAAACAAAGATGATTTGTAGCTTTTTCTACCTTTGTATTGATAGTAAATACCCATATCTTTTAATGTTGGCATAAGTTTGTTCAGTCTGTCATTATATCTTGCTAGTATAAGCCACTCACCATCGTGTAATGGCAGGCCGTCCAGGTCCATAATGTATTGTATCTTGCCCTCTTCTTCTCTTGCTTTCCAAGTTTTTTTAACTCTCCTATCTTCTGGTATTCTATCTAAAATTTTGTCAGCCACATTTTGAACAACTTTGGGAACCCTATAAGATTGTGGCAAAATTATGTCCTTCTTTGAAATCTCCTGCTGAAATTTTTTTACATCTGCACCTGCCCAACCGTAAATAGCTTGATCATCATCGCCTGCTAGTATAACATATTTGCTATTTTTCTTAATGATTTCAACCATTTTCCATTGTATCGGTGATAAATCTTGAGCTTCATCTATAAACGCTACGTCAAATTTAGGACACAATTCAGACACATTAAATCTTTCTATCATGTCAGTAAAATCTACCAGTTTAAAAGAGTCTTTGTAGTTTTGTACTTCATCAGAAATAATTTGTAATAATCTCTTATCCATGTCTTGAGAATACATATCTGTATTGTATTCATCTTCGATACTAGATTCTTTTATTCTAGCTGCATTTATTAAATTAAAATATTCACTATTAGAATCTACAAATCCTGTAGTCTCTTGTCCGTTTGAGTATACAGTCATTTCAATTCCTAACTTTCTACCTATGTCTTCGTAGTGTTCGTCCTGCATAACTTCTGATTTTTTAAGTCCGAGTCTTGTAAAAGCAAGAGAGTGTAGTGTTCTAAAATATTTTAAATCTTTTCTTTGAAATGCTGTGTGATAGTCCAACATTCTATCGATAGCTTCGTTTGCTGCTTTAGTTGTAAATGCAAAATATCCTATCTTATCTATAGGTGTTCCTAGTTTTAAAAATGTTTTTACATAGCCCAATAGCTTTGTGGTCTTCCCCGTTCCCGGAGGCCCGAATAACTTTCTACTGATCACATGATCTCCGTTTTATGTTTTAATTTTGTATGATGTATTGGTACTTCCTCAAACGATTTAATATTAATCTTGATTATATTTTTTGTAGAAGAATAATATTCACCTTCTTTTTTTGATGGGTATCTTTTCTGTTCTAAAAATTCTATCTCACAATCTTTGTATGTAACCTGCATCATACGACCTGTCTTACCTTCGTTATACTTCCAGTCTTTTGATTTTAGTTTGTCAAAAAATTTATCAAATTTAAAGAATGCAATATCGTTTTCTATTAATACTGATCCAGTTTTAAATGCTGCATCGCTCGTAGCCCTTGGTCCATTTATCTTTGCATGTAATACATCATGTAATTTTTCTTTTGGTGATGTTCCTATAGGTGGATGTACAACTTTTTGTGTGGCATACAGAGCTTCTAATACTATTTGTTCTTCGTCACCTTTGATTAACGGTGGTGGGAATCCTGCAGCTTTTGATATTGCATTTCTTCTTTTACGTTGATCATTAAGATGTTCTACAGATCTACAATGCACCGTAGCTGTACCTATACCATCTGGTTTTGTTACATCAAATTCATACTCAGGTTCTGGATCAAGATCTATCTTTTTAAGATTTGTTAGTACAGGGTATGCACCTTTAGATCCTGCCAAGACTCCAAACTTTTTCTTTACACAAATACCTTTTTTACAATGCTCACTCAATGGACTCTGTGTGCATGTGTATCCTTTAGAACTTCTGTTCCAAGATTTTACTTTTTGATTTAAAAATTTTTGATCCCATGCATTTGCATGTACGCCTGCAAAATATTTTACTGGCGCATTCATAACTTTTTGTTGCCAGTTGTCTGGGTATTTCATCTTAACCATGACATGATAGTTATACATGAACCTATCCTTACCATCAAAATTATCTTGACCTGCTATCTTTGATATTGCTGCTAGACACGGTGGTCCTTCTGTAAATTCTTCATCGACCCCTTCCATACTTTTGTTTTCTATCTCTTGTGTTATTTCTTTCAGTCTTTCTTTTGTTACTAGGTTAGAGCTTATGACTTTCATAAACTGATCCAACGTAAACGTTGTGCCATCAATATTTAAAGCCTTCCGTTCATCACCATAGTAAGGTAGATTAATAAATTGTCCTGGTCTTAGCTGTCCAGTATCACTATCTTTTGATAGCTGTGTCTGCTTTGGAAATATTTCTGTATCTTGTTTCAATCCAAACAAAGATAATAAATTTGTAAGAAAAGATTTTACAGTTTTAGAATCTGTAAATATATCCATGAATAAAAATAAATGTAAGCCACCACTTTTAGATTGCACTGGCAGTAAAGGTAATTGGTATTGTTGTATTATATCTATGTAATCTTTTTTATTGAAGTCGTCATAATCTTTTGGATCAATATCTATTACACCAAATCTAACTTCTGAGTTTTCTGTGCAGGGTTGTATACCTATTGATAGTTCACCTGCTAAATGTGATTTATAAACTTCGTCTGTAAGTTCTTCAAAGTTCCATCTGTAGACAGGTTTCTTTTTACCTGTCTCTGAATCTATGTATGCATCCGGATGTTCAAAGTCAGCAACACCATATGCATTTCGATAGCCGTTAAAAAATTCTATATATTCATTCATAACTGTATCAGTGGGCCGTCCACTCTCGCTTCTGGCCCACCTGTGCACTATTCTCTACGAGAATTATATAATGCTACTATCCTTTGGTTTGTCTTCACCATGTTTAGCTTTTACAGATCCTTTAGAAATGTTTTCACTAAACGATTTAGCTTGACCATATAAGGATTGATCAGTTACTGGGCCAACCTTACTAACTTCCCAACCAAACCACGTGCCTTTATCATTAGACATTTGGGTAGTCTTTAGTTTGTAAATGTGGCTGAAAGATGCCGGTGTGAACATTCCGTTCTTACCATTCATCTTTATTCCAGACATCATTGAGTTCCACTTTCTACTAATTTTTAATTGAGTAGATTTCATAGATATCAACGCTGTCGATGGACTATCTCCCGACACTATAACAAAGTGAGATGCAGTCTTCTCAATATAATTACCATTCGGTAATCTATCTTTGTAGTTTGCATCCGGTTTTGTTTTGGACATGATATCAGAAGATGAATCATAGATTGCAATTGGTGCACCTAGACCCTCTCCTCTATCCTTCCATTCAATGTACTCCAACTTATAAAAGCATGGAATGACATCGATACCTTTGACTCCGTCATAGAGTTCTCCAGAGACAGAATTAAAAATCATTCCTGGCTCTGCACCCTCAACATACTTACCATCACGTTTGTTAACTTCTGGTGAAAGTTGTCCTAGGATTTTAAGAAAAGGCAGGGCTAAGTCTTCTTGACTTATTTTACCCAAACCTTTTGCTGCATCATCTTCAAACATATTTGCTGGAAGACCTGCAGTCTTTTTCTCTGCTACTTGGTTCATGTTTATTTGCTCCTCGTTATTTTGGTTCTGTTTCCTGAGAACACATTAAAAAGATCAGAGGGCATCTCTTGTCCAGATTCTAGACGCTCTCTGACCAATGCTTTAAGTGTCATAGGTTCGAC